GATTAACTGTTGTTGTTTCTGACCAATATCAATCTTATTCAGATGGTAGTGTTATTGAACAACTACCACATAAGCCTTATGTAATGGGCATTGCTAATATAGGATTTGAACATCCTGAGTGGCAAATTCAATTAGTTAAAAGTCATACTGATGTGATTGATGGAGAACATTGGAAAGACTTTGGGTTTAGCTACAAACTAAAGAAAGCGAGTGAGAAATGAAAGTAAAAAGTATTATTGAACATTTAGAAAATGCAAAGGAAATTGCAGATTTTATAAATCCATTTGTTGAATCAGGAAAATCACTTGTATCACACACAGTAGATGAACTTGCAAGAATAGAAGGATTAGAAAAGTTAATTGTTAATTTTTCAGTAAGAATATCTGAGCTTGAAAATGCTTTAGACATTCAAAGAAATAAAACAGAGTCAGCATTTGCGGCTGGGGTTCGCCATGCTTATAAAAACAAAGCGAGTGAGAAATGAACGCATACGAATTAGCAGAACAAGCTGAAGGATTGGCTTATGAAATACCAGCAGATTGGTCTAGTGGCGAACCTAAAAATGTTGCTACTGATATTGCAGATATGCTACGCCAACAAGCAGACCGTATAGTGGAGTTGGAGAAAGAAGTATTGATGTGGGAAAACGCTGAAGTGCCAACAGAAGTAATGGCTGATTTAATACAAGAATTAGAACGCAGAGGATTTATAACCACACCACAAATAAAAGAGTTAAGTGATGAGGAAATAATTGAAATACGGCAGAACACCAAGGCAAGTAGCACAAATAATTGGGCTGACAGTTTAGCTTTTGCTAGAGCAATACTAAAGAAAGCGAGTGAGAAATGAACAATGAACCAGTAGCGTGGATGATTATAGATGTGGATAACGGAAAATCACTTCAGTTTAAAGAAAACAAATTTTCAGAAATAAATATTCCACTCTACACCGCACCAAGAGAGTTAAGTGATGAGGAAATAGAAGTTTTAAAAGAAATAATCAGAATTTCAGATAGAAAACACCCATTATGGGATAAAGCGAAAGAGTTTTTAAAATGACCTGTTCAATTACAACTGAATATTTATCAGCATTGGTTGGTTCTATTGGTTTTGGAGTGTGCGTTAGTTTTGGTTTGTATTTAGGTTATCGATTTGCTAAAACAATACTAAAGAAAGCGAGTGAGAAATGACCCGATATATTCAAAGAACCGATGGAGAAGGCTTTATTGTGCCTTTAAGAGAACTATATCGGCTGGCTTGCTGTGATTGTGGATTAGTCCATGATGTTGTTTGGGCTTACGACAAAAAGACTGATGAACTTGCTATGGCTGTTCAAAGAAACAACAGGGCTACAGCACAACGAAGAAGGAAACTAAAGAAAGCGAGCAATAAGTGATTTGTGCAAGTTCTGAATGTGATAGCGATGATATCAAAGTGATTGATTCACGGCCGCATGAAAGCAAGAACTGGATCAGGAGACGCAGAAAGTGTATGGTCTGTGGCCTGAGGTGGAATACCATCGAATTGGGGGAATTTGAGCTTGATGAGAACTGGACTGATGGAAACGGCATAAATGTTTAAATACGAGAAACCTTTGTACAGCAAGCGTCAGTCTGTGGCCAAGCGTAAAAAGAAGGCCACTAAGACCCTGATTAAGCTCGCAATGACTGACCCAACCTTGAGAGAAATAATCGAAAAGAAAGCTACCTCGATTGGGCGCGGCATTGCAAAAAAACTACAGTCAAACGATATCCCAAAGTATGAGCTTGGGATGCGTTTTGGATTCTATAAAACAAGGGAATGGCGTGATGTACGCTATAAAGCCCTAGTAAAGCATGGCAAGCGCTGTCAATGTTGCAATACGACAGAGGGATATCTCCATGTTGACCATATCAAGCCTCGTAGTTTGTTTCCAGAGCTGGAGTTAGATTTAAACAATTTGCAGATTCTCTGTGAGGCGTGTAATATTGGCAAATCCAATACCGATCAAACGGATTGGAGACAGCAATGAGTATCTGGGTTTCGGAGTCGAACCCTCAATGGCATGAGATAAACAGCCTCGCTAGGAGTAGTATTGCCGCAGAGCGGAAGACAGAGGCAGTAGCTAGACATTGGTACGCATTAATCGAAAGATTAGTAATACGGCCTGATGCTACTAGGGATTGCTGGAATCCCTTGGTAAACAGATACTGGAAGCGGTACGAAAGCCATCGTACTCCCATTCAGTTGGGTGAAGTCGTAAAAATATACGACTCCCTAAACTCGTCTAAAGAAAACAGGTGATAAATGTTTTCTATCCCTAAACAACCAAAGATAAAGCTAAAGCCTAAGCCACCAGACCGAAGGCAAATCGCGGTGGTGCCATTACGAGCGATTATGGATAAAAGCCTGAGCCTGGGGGCGTTACGAGTTCTGTGTATGGTCTGCGCCTATGCGAACAGGAGCGGCATCACATGGGTCGGTCAGCAGAGATTGGCGCAAGACCTTGGAGTTAGCCGCAGAACCATTACAGCTCAAATGACTAAGCTAAGAACCAAGGGCTACGTTGATAGATTAAGAAAAGGCGCTAAAGAATCCCATACGAGTACGATGCGGATAGTCTATGACAGAGATATCGGATTAGATGATTTGCTGGCTATGAGTAGCGAGGATGACCGCAGTCCACGAATGATTTTAGAAGAGGAGAGAGAGATGGCTAAGAAGGGGCTTAAAACGAGCGCTAAGGCTGTGAAAACACTTGGGGAATATGTGGATACCAAGATGACAGAGAAAAGCAATGGCGAGGCTATATTGGCTTATAACAGCAAGTTGGAGAGTGTGTTGGTCTTATATAGGAAAATATATAAAGAAGAAAAGGTAATGAATGAGTTGGATATGAAAGCTATCGAGTTGGCAGAATCGATAGGTTTAACCAATCATGAGTTCGCCACAGGGTTAGAGGTGTGGTTGAACGCTAGACCTGAGATGCCAGACTCAATCATTGACTATGCACGCGGGTTGTAACGGTATCAAACGGTGGTATGGAATAGGGCAAGCAGAGGGTGGGGTGCAATAAGCGAAAGCACAATGCCCTCGGAGCTGGGCTGGGGGTGCTTGGAATTTGAAGGGGGTATATGCCCCCCCTGGGGTTCGGCCTATGGGCGGGGTGTGTAACACAATTTTTCGCAGGTTTTTTGAAAGGAGCAAGCATGGAAGAGCAAGAGAAGTTAAAACGAGAGTTGCACAGTTGTAGCCTGAGTCTCTTGAGACAAGGGTTTTCCCTACATTCGATTATTCACGCAATGATCGTAGAATCAGAACGGTTGTCAGATTCCGCTAACGTGGTTGACGCAATCGAAGACAGTAAACATAGACCTTGAAGGATAGATAAAAATGAAATATGAAATGAAAGAAGGCAGTTTTACCTTATTTATAAACGATAAAAAGCGTGATGAGAAAGATGCAGACTGGTCTGGCACCATCAAGCTAGCCGATGGGGTGGAGTATTGGTTTAATGGCTACGCCAAAGTAACCAAGACTGGTCGTAATTACATCTCTGGCAAGATCGGTAAACCAAAGCAACAGGGTTTTACGCCGCGGGGTAACGATGAGATGCCGCGTGATGGGGATATTCCGTTCTAATGCCTAAAGTAAAAGCACAGATATCGAGCCAGATTCCATCCTTGCAGAATTGGGGTGGGATTCGCTCGATCCAGAAGAGGTTAGAGCGTAGTGCGACTATTGCAGAGAACCGTGAAGCGGTAGCCTACAGTCTGCTTTGCATGGCCAATACTAAGATTACTGACATCATGGAGTGGGATGAGACTGGTCAAATTAAGGTTAAGGCTAGTAAGGATATTCCTGACCATGCCTTACAAGCCATCAAAAGTATTAAAGTTAATAAAGATGGTAATTTAGAGCTAGAGCTGTACGATAAGGTGGGCGTATTGAGATTACTGGCCAAGGCTAGTGGACTCTTAGATAACCCAGAGGATTCTGATAAACCGTCTGTAATTGGAATCAACATTAAGGCCCCAGACGTAACCGATGTGGAGATACCATGATTGAGCTATTAGTTGCTTATTTGCTATACGAGGGCGGAGCTGGGATGGAGTGGTGGGTTTTGTATGTGGCTATATTCTTAATGAGAATTGGCTACCTCTGGCAACAAATGAAACGAGAGCAAGAAGAGCAAATGGTTATTAAAAAAATAATCATGCCAGATGAAATCAAGCGCGATCACTCTTCAAATCATTAAGTGGGCTGGTACTGCTCTTTGCCTGGTTGGCATAGCGCTTACCAGTTTTAATATCTATCCGCTCAATATCTTTCTATCCTTGGTTGGCTCTGGTCTGTGGACTGTGGCCGCCATACAACAGAAAGACGCGCCATTATTTCTGGTTGAGATGGTAGCTGTGGTACTGTACTGCATGGGGGTAATGGCATGGATGGGATGACACCAGTAGTAATTGTGGATTGTGGGGCTAGCTACCGCGATACGTGTGAGAAGTGCGGCAAGCCGCTGGAGATTGACCAAATCCATAAATGCTTTAATTACCTAGAGGCTGTAAACCGAGACGAAGCGATCTATAACGCCAGGATGGGTCGCTCTGGAGTAGTCTGGGCTGGGGATTAGTTTTATTTTTATATAACTTTTAAGTTTGAATAATGGATATTAAAGTAACCTTTAAGTTACCTTATGCCAGTTAAAGTAACATTTATGAGCCATTAAGTTACATTTTTTGAAACAAAGTGTTTAGTTCTAACGTGAGGAACAAATGAAAGTAGCCATAACCATCGTTTTATTGATATTTCATGCAACCGTCAGCGCCCAGACCAATATCTACAAAGGCTCGCTGAATCTACCAGCTGGCTATGCTGTACAGATCGGCAATACGGTTCTCTACTCGGATGCTTTAAATCTCCCTTTGGCATACGAGCAGAAAATCGGCAGTACGTCTATTTACGCTGACGCCCTGAATCTGCCGCTAGGGGCTAAAGTACAGGCGGGGCCTGAGCCGTATTTGCCGCCTACCAATACAAAATTCTATACGATCTATGACGAACGATGAATGTATGGTTTTTGCGTTAGTCGTAGTAACGCTTTGGACTTTAGTTCTCTGGCTATTGATAGATTAAGTCTTATATAAGATATAAGAGTGTGGGCTGTTTAGGGAAAGAAGCCAGCAAAACCTAAACCTGGCACGTGAAACCAGTTGCCCACAAATTGATTATAGCTCTAATGGGTCAAACGATCCAAACTCTACAGCGATCATTTTGGCTCTGGCTCTGAACTTAGCATCGTGCCGCTCCCACCCAGCTTGACCCGTTTTATTAACTGGCTCAGCCCAGCGCGAGCAATGAATCATCTCATGGGCAATCGTGGCTACGCAAGTTAGATAGTGCGATAAACGCTTTCTTGAGATGGTAATTACGTGCGGAATCTCAGCGGCCTCATCGTAGAGGTACGTACCCAATGCGTCATTATCGTTATTCACGATAAAGCGGCACAACTCCACAGGCGGCATATTCCATTTATTGAATGGGTGCAACTTGCAAAGCGTGATGTACGTATCCTCTAGGAATGTAGCGTTTAATTTCATACCCGATTAATACAGCCTCTAAATTCAACCTCACCGTCTCCGCATACTTGTACCAGCTCTGGCATCAGTAAACGACCCTCTTCAAAGGATAACAGAGCGAAACCAGAACGCCAGTTGCGGGGATGGTCTTCCATGTACGCAAACTGGGTAGCCAATGGATCAGCCAAGGTGCCAGTCTGTACCCCATAACGCGTGCCGTTCATATCTGACCAAGGCTGTACGGCTAAAACGTGGGTGTGGCCCGTAATCATATTGACCCCAGATTGGAGCGTGTTGGTATGGCCAGCTGTGTGGCCACCCTTCCAGCGGTGTTTAATACAAGTATCCTCATTAACCCAGTAGGAGTAGCATGGTTTCCACATGGGGAAGTGGTCTTTTAGGCTAGTGCCTGGCAATCCTTCTAGGGCTGGGGCGTTATTAACAATGTACCCTTCCATCCGACTGTCATGGTTTCCCAAAGTCCAGATGAGTTCAGCGCCCTTAGCAACCTTCTCAATCTCACCCATGAAATATTGGCAAGCCTCTAGCTCTTGCTTAACCGTAGGCAGTACGCTCCAATCCAGACGCGGGAACCTTGATACACTAGCCCCATCGAACATATCGCCATTAGCCACAATAACCTGGGGTTTAAACTCTTTAATAAAAAACAATAAGGCTTTAAAAGCAGTTGTAAAGTTATCTGGCCAGAAGTGGGCATCTGAGAAAACGATTACTTTGCCCTTTTCCAGCTCTCGGCCACGTCTGACATGGCCATCGGTTTGATCTATCTTTGTTAATCTTTCTTTTTTGGGTCTTTCTTTTTTGGCATCTCGTTGAGAGTTGAATGTTTCTAGCTTGATTCCGTGCCTTGTTTCTATTGCGAGTCTGCGATTCATAACTGATCTTGGACTCATTTTGTTAGCCAACCCCATTAATTTGGGAGAGCCATGTTTATTCCATTCCGCTATAAACTGCTCATCTGTAAGATAGTAGCCAGCCATAAAATACCTTTATGTTATAAAAAAAGGGTATATCATTATTATTGTGCCGATATTACAATAACTTAGGAAAAAAGCAAGTCATGGCAAGAACTAAGGAAACGTCAGCAAAAGAGTTGCCCAAATCTGGGCTAAACCTTGATTTCTCTAAATCCCCAGAGGTTTATCGGTTTCTCCAGTCTAACGCATTTGTGCGGGGGATGATGGGGCCAGTAGGCTCTGGCAAATCGTATGCGTGTGCGGCCGAGGTGTTTATCCGTGCCATTCAGCAAAAGCCTAGCCCTATCGATGGTATCCGATACACCCGTTTTGTCATTGTACGTAACTCTTATCCAGAACTGAAAACCACTACGATCAAGACTTGGCAAGACCTTTTTCCAGAGAATACCTTTGGGCCAATGCTCTATACCCCACCAATTACCCACCATATCAGGCTACCCGCTAGAGAGGGCGCGGCTGGAATTGACTGCGAGGTGATATTCCTAGCGCTTGACCA